ACGGGAGGGGTCGTTTAGAGAAATCTCGAGAGGGGCTTCCTGAAGGTGCATTTGAATTTGGAGACCCGTCATGGGCACAATACCGAGGTGGGTATTTCAGAGAGTATCCCCCCGGTAGCGGCCAATACCACCCTGTAGGCCCACCCGGAACATTCTCGGTGGCAAAGGTTTATAGGCGCGACCAGATCCCAGAAGGGAGTCTTATAGCTCCTCCAGACACCCAGTTTTCCGGGAGAGACTTTTATGAAGCTGTATTCGGAGTACCACTACCTGGGCCACTTGAAAAACAGCTAGCTGGGCTTGCTTAATGGCAACATCTTCTCTCCGCATCACCGGCACAAACGCCACAATTCCGGCTCCCATCGGGGGGCTGAACACCCGTGATGCTGTTGATTTGCTGCCGCCTACGGATGCGATCCGGTTAGATAATTTCTTCCCGGCCCGCGCCCATGTCCAAGTTCGCAACGGCTATGACGATCATGTGACGGGGCTGCCAAGCACCGTTCAGAGCTTGATGGTCTACAATTCCGGCACTGCTAACACGATGTTTGCGGCCTCGGGCACCGCAGTTTATGACGTGACTTCTGCGGGTGCGGTGGGGTCGGCGGTTATCACCAGTTTGACCAATGCCAAGTTTCAGTGGACAAATATCACGACTGCTGGGGGGTCATTCCTGTGGATTTGCAACGGCGAAGATGCGCCGCGTCACTGGAACGGCTCGGCTTGGGCTACGCCATCGCTCACTGGCGTCACTGCTGCCAACATCATCAATGTGGCGCTGTTTAAGGAACGCTTGTTCTTCGTTTTCATAAACTCCCTGACCTTCGGGTTTATCTCTGTGAACGCTATCGCCGGGGCTGTCAGCGAGTTCGATTTGGGCAGCGTATTTGGCCGAGGCGGTCAGCTTCAGGCTATCGGCACATGGACGCGGGACGGCGGTGCGGGTCCAGAAGACAACGTGCTGTTCTGGACGAATGAAGGCGAGATAGCGATGTACGCCGGGACCGACCCCTCGGATGCAACCAAGTGGTCACTAGTGGGTGTCTATAATGTGGGGCGCCCGATTGGACGGCGCTGCATACTGAACGTGGGCAGCGACTGTTATCTGATTACCGAGAATGGCGTGCTACCGATGACCCAGGTACTGGGCACCGGAGAGTCTGCGCCGAACCAGGCGATTACCGACAAAATCAGCGCCACATACAACAGCGCGGTCGTGAATTTTGTCTCTACTTTTGGCTGGGAAGGTCACTTATACCCGCGTGGTGGATATGGGCTGATAAACGTTCCGGCTAGTACGGGCGGCGACTTCAATCAATACGTAGTTAATCTCGAAACGGGCTCCTGGGCGCGGTTTACCGATCAGAATGCCTACACCTGGGCCGTATTCAACAGCGACCTGTATTTCGGCGGGGATACCAAGGTCCACAAGGCGGATTCGGGTACGGACGATGGTGGCTCGGCTATCTCAGCGACGGCTAAGACGGCATTCATATATTTTGGAGGCCGAACCGGGCCTAACCGCTACACTGCGATTCGTCCTGTGATGGCGTCTGATGCGGCGCTTACCGTGAGTATCGGATTCGACGTTGACTATGCCGACGGCACCTCGACGCTCACGCCTTCGACTGGCGTATCGGATGCAGCGACATGGGACGTGGCGACATGGGATACGGCGGCATGGGCCGCGCCCATCAACACGAAACTTGAGTGGCTGTCAGTGGCAGCAATTGGTTGGAACGCTGCGGTACGTCTTCGCACCCAGACCTCCGCGCAGTCGGTACGCTGGCTCGCCACGGATGTTCGCTTCGAGCAGGGGATGGGTGGATTTTGATTATCTCCGATGAAATGTGGGATATCCTGGCCCCCTCGACTGCGCCCTACGATGATATCAGCCGAGAGGACGTGGAAAGCGGGTTGCTGAGTGGCGAGTTCCTCCTGTTCCGGGCGCCAAATTCAGCCGCCGTGACTTGCGCTTATGGCAAATCGCTCAGGATTGGCCTTGCTGGGGGCAATCTGCAAGAATTGCTGGATATTGAGAAAGAGGTTTGCTCCCATGCTCGCACGAATGGATTTACTAGCGTGGAGATCGTAGGTCGTCCAGGTTGGGAGAGAATGCTTGATGGCTATCGGCGCACGGCGGTTCTTATGCGGAAGGAGTTAATTCATGGGATTCATTAGAAACATGTTCAGCAGCCCTTCTGTCCCGCCGCCGGTTGATTACGGTGCTATCGGCCAGCAGCAAACCGCAGCCAATATAGAAGCGGCGCGGATAGGGGCGAGGCTGGCGCGGCCTGATGTGGTTTCGCCTTATCAGACCACGACTTTCCGGGAGACGGCGCCGGATCGATATCTCGCCACGTCGGTCCTCACGCCTGAGTATGAGGGGCTGCGTGCCGGAGAAGTGGGCATTCAAGCCGGGTTGCAGGGGCTGGCCCGGCAGAGGCTGGGTGATGTCTCGACATCGCCATTCACGACTGAGGGGATGACTGGGGAGCCGCAGCCCTTTCAGTATTCTGACGTGGGCGCGCAGCCTGAGTATTCCACCGCGGCAGCCACCTATGCGTTGCCGGGATATAGCGATCTCAACACGTATACGACCAATGCAGCCAACGAGTTTTTCAACAGGGCTATGAGCCGGTTAAATCCGCAATTTGATCGGGCGCAACGCGGACTGAGAACGCAGCTTATCAATTCGGGCATCCCCGAAGGCTCCGGTGCCTACAACGAGGAAATGCGTCTGTTCGCTCAACAAAAGAACGACGCGCTGTCCGAACTCGCCGGCCAGTCAGTGTTTCAGGGGCAAGAGCTGCAAAGAAGTATTATGGGGAATGTTCTGCTAGGGCGTGGACAGGAGCTAGGCGAGATTGGGACTCAATACCAGATCGCCCAGGCCGAACGCGGTCAAGGCATAGCAGAGCAGCAGCAGCAGATCGCATTGCAAAGAGAGGCGCGGGATCGGCAGATTGCCGAGGCCATACGCTTGCGACAGCAGCCCTTGAGTGAGCTATCTGCGCTGATGACCGGGACAACCCCATTCACGCAAGTTGCCGCAGCCGGACCCGCGCCCATAGCGCCGACTGCGGGTCCAGCGCCAGTCGATCTCGGTGCGCTGGCTGCGGTGGGGCAATCAGACGCCCTGGCCCGGTATCAAGGTCAAGTGGCTCAACAGGGCTCGGGTCTGGATCTTTTTGGCACTCTTGGTGCCGGTTTGTTAAGGGGGAGAAACTAGATGGGTGTTTCCTCCATTTTCACGCCGAATAGGAAAATCGACTATTTACGGAACCTGTCTCGGGAGCTGATGCCGAAAGAGATCAGCGCCTTTAATCCGAACATTCGCAATCCTTACGTGCAGACGGCTGGGACCAATATTGCTAATGTTCTTAGAGGCGTGGCGCAAACCTATTTTGCTCAAGATCCATTGCGTAAAGCGGATCGTTTGGAGGCCGAACAACGGGAAGCAAAGTCACAGGTTCTTAGCAGGCTTCTTAGGATGAGAAGGGGCACACCAGGAGAGTCCCAATATGGGACAAGGGATATCGCTGGTCCACCTGTGGATACGTTCCTGCCCTCAACAATAATGGGCCAGCCCTATCGTATATCTGACGACGGACAGCAGATTCCTGGGTTAGATCCGTTAGATCCAGAGGTTCTTAAAAGAGCGGGAACCACGCCCGGACTACTCGGCCTTCAGCAAGAAGAGTCCCGGCGAATTGGCGAAGAGCGTTCTGAGAAGAAGCGGCTTAATTATGCAACTCGAATGCTAGCCAAGGCTGAGACTCCTGACCATAAGGAGTTTTGGCTTTCTGAAATTGATGCCATTTCAAGTGTTGAGCGCGGCATAGAATCCAAAATTCGGATGGAAGAACAAGAGGCGGCGGCGAGGTTCGCCATGAATTGGGCAATAGACGCAAAGACTGGAAAAAGCGTAGCAGTAAGCGATTGGACAATGTCGCAAAACCCCTCCAGATATAGAAAGGTTCCAGCTACCCAACAAACGGGTCCAATCCCGTCATGGGTTGGAGCGTCCAACCAAAAGCTACTGGAGGAAATTGCTACAGCACAGTCCATTTTGAACAATAATAGAATAGCTCTTGAAATAGTAACAGAAACTGATCTGCAAACGGGTGCCTTTACCCCCATCGTCACCACGTTCAAGGGATACTTGAAATCGGTCGGCTTCGAGGTGGAGGGATTGACTCCCGCAGAAGTCCTTGATGCTATCTCGAAACAATACGCATTACTTATCAGAAATCCAAAAAGTGGCCTTGGGCTTACGGGCAATACTTCGGATGCAGATTTAAGATTTTTGCGGGATGCCGTTGTTGGGTTAGCTAAGTCAAATCACGCAAACGAAGCTCTTCTTATTATCGATTCAGCAGCCCAACGCCGCAAGATGCAAGAAAAGGGATTGCAGTTGAAGTGGATTAGCACCCATCCACACCGAGGATTGATTGGATATAAGGCTTCAGAGGCGGCTGATGGATTAAAGGCGCAGGATTTATTCACGGCAGACGAAAGAGAAAGACTGGATTATTTGTTGGAAATAGCTAAACAGCTTCCAGACATACCCACAGGTGCAGTAGGCGAAGTCACTAAACAATGGATAACGCCAGACGCTGAATAATGAGGGTCTAGGAGATGGATGAAGTAGCCGGATACCGAGTGAAGGGTGTGCCCGAAATAAGCTCACAGGCGGAGTGGGACTTTCTTGAGCCTGGGATGAGATATATTTCTGATGGGCAGGTTTACACTAAGGGAAGAAAGCAGCGGAACGCTCCAGATTATGATAGCTGGGGGCTTCAAGACGAAATTATTAATATGATGCTTGCCGGATACGGTGATGAGATCTACGGCGCTCTGGACTGGCTAGCGGCGAAAATCGTGCCGGACGATGCTTCTGGCATAGAACGTGGCCCTGACCCAACTTTAGCGGAAGCTCAGGAAAGGCAGCACCAAGCACAACGTCTGTATCGATCAACAAACCCAATTATTGCAACTGTTGGGCAAGTTGTGGGGGGCCTTGTGCCAACCGGAATTGCATTAAGGGCTGGCAAGCTGCTAACCAAGGCATTTCCGCAATTGGCAAAAATACCTCGGTATTTGCGCGGGATTGGCGGCGCTGCCGTGCAGGCTGGTGTGACGGCATCGGGAGAGGCAGACCCCGGAGAAAGGTTAGAGAGAGCGAAGTCAGGCGCTGCAGCGGGGGCTATAGTTAGTGCAACGCTTCAGCCTATATCCTCGATAGTTAGCTTCATATCCAGAACCGCTAGTGGTCGAATAAACCCCACAAAAAGCGCCAGAAATATCGTCAATAACGCCATGCTGCAATCCAATCTAGCGCGAGCTGAGACTGCTACCGAGGAAGAATTGGCACAACTTCCGGCAGAAATACGAAATTTGCCCCCGCATCTTAGGCGCGCGGCGAGGCGATTAGACCAGCTAGAAAGTGATGCCACGATAGCTGACGCTGCCCGTGGAGGGGCAGTGCGAACAGTCGCCAATGTTGCAACTCAAGTGGCAGGGCCAGCAAGTGAAAGAGCAGAGGGGCTTCTTTCTGAGCGGGGCGCTGGGGAAAGCGTTAGGATTGTTCAGTCTATAGATGACTTTGTAAGTCCTGCATACGGATCACCAGAGCAAATATCAACAACGCTAATTCAAAGCGCTCAACCTTATTATGACCAAGCGTTCTCGATTACAAGAGACGAAAATGGAAAGAGGGATTTTACCGCTGAAAAAACCACAAATCAGGACTTAATGTCCCCAACTATCGCGAAAATTATATCTACGCCAAACGGCATAGACGCTTTTAATTCAGCGATTAAATCAATGCGAAATGAGTTTGGATGGGATCAAAGACTGGGAGATCAAGCAAAGAAAACATTAAATAAGTTAATATCACGCGCTAGAAGGGACTCTAGGGGTGCGATTATTGGATTGCCTAATGATGCTCCGGGTTTGTCACTTGAATTTTTGAATCAGGTAAAAATACAATTACAACAAGAAGGTCAACGACTAAAGGATGTAGGGGGGAGAGCGCGTGATTCTAGTATTGCCATGGGGCAGGCCGCAGAACTTATAGAACAACTGGATGTCTTGGACGAAACTCAAATGTACGGGGTTGCCAGAGGCATAGCGCAAAACAACATTTTGTTGCAAGAGGCTTACCAAAATGGCCTTGCCGCTTTTGGCCCAAAAGGTTCAGTAAAGGCTATTTCAGGTCTGATAAGTGGTTACACACCTGGGCAACGCGCTATGTTTCAAGCGGGCGCAGCTAATTATTTGCGGGATAAAATCTTAAAAACCCCAGAGCGGGGTCAAGCCGTGCAATCAGTTTTTGGCAATAAACTGATAATGAATAAATTAGCTGCTGTAGTTGATGACAAAGAAAACTTGGCCGCTTTGCGAAAGGCGATTTCTCAGGAAAAGACATACGCACTTACTCAACGGCGGGTACTGGGCGGCGGTGGCCCTCAAGCGCAACCAACAGGCACGGGTAAAGATATTGTTGGTACTGTGGCGGCTTTAGCGGGGTCTAAACTTCCTGGCGCAAACCCTCTTATTACGGCTGGGCTTTTTAGGCGCTATGGACAGGCGCTGATGGGCGCTTCCACCAACGAAGAAGTAACGAGAATATTATTGACCAGAGATCCCGAAGAGAACAGACGTTATCTGGCTGCTCTTGCACAACTCCCCACTGACCCAGAGGCAATGCGGTTGCGTCAACTGGTTGAACGTGCCGTGGCTCAACAAGCGGAGACTAAAAGAGAGCGGTATCAGGTTCCGACTGGAAGCGGAGCCTATAGATTAAAGGATTTTGAAAGGTCGATGACCCGTCTACCATATTATGGGGAAGCGGCCAGCAACATTGCATCCCAAGGCGCGTCTGCATTGGCGAACGTGTTGAGTCGCTTACCAGCTTTCGGACAACAGGAGACTGAATAATGCCCTGGAGTGCGGGAAGTTTCACACGGACCAACGGGGTCCACACGGGGTCAACCCTGTGGGTGCAGGACCGCGATGCTGGGACCAAAATCCTTGCGACGCGCCACGACACCCATGATCAGGACTTGGCCGATGGGATCAATGCCACTCTGGAAAAGAGCGGCTCTAATGCCGCAACCGGCAATCTCGATATTGGCAGCAACCGCATCACGCTTGTCGCAGACGGCACGGCCAAGACCGATGCCGCCACCGTTAACCAGATTCAGAGCAACGCCCCCGCCTTCCAGGCTACGGATACGGGCACGGCTAACG